TCCTTACCAGAAACAATTTCGTTTGAAATTGTAGTTGTAAAGATTTTTAATGTGCCATCTGTTTGACCATCAAATACAACATCTTCGTTTGTAGATACGTCACCTGTAATTCTAAATGCTGTTGACGATGTTAGTTTGTTTGCAGATCCCGCAATCCCCGATACTGTACCATTTACGTTACCGGTTAAATTGCCAACAAATGTAGTTGAATATACGTTACGCCACTTTGATGCAGGTGCACCTAAGTCCCTAGTGTTGTTACCATCTGGAATAGTATTTGCAAGGGTTGATACTCCAAGAATTTGTGCTGCGCCACCAACATTTAAATTTTTTGCTACACCAACTCCGCCTTTAGCAATAATACTTCCTGTATTAGTAGTAGAACTTTGTGTGATACCGTTTACAAACAAATTAGAATCTGTTTGAATATTACCTGCAACATCTAATGCTTCGTCGGGTGCAAGGTTATTTACGCCAAGTCTCTCTGCAGAATCAATACGCAATACTGTTTTTGTTGTTCCGCCCGATTTAACTTGCAAGTCAATGTTTGATCCTTCAATTTGGTGTCTAATAATACCAGCTTGGCCGTCTACCCCAATGTTAAGTGCAGCGTCTGTACCTAAAATAACACCGGTATTATTTTGTACGTTAATAGGAAACAATGTTGTACTGTTTACATCGCCACGTAGGAAGTTTCCAGCTGCAACCGACGTGTTGTTTACAATTAAGTTTTCTGCTTTTTCTGCTGTACCGTAGAATTTAGGAGAAGTTCCGTCGCCTAAAAAGTCTCTAGTTGACAAGTTTACGCCTGGGTTAATAACAGTAAAACCAGGTATAACTACTTTAGGTGTAAAGCTATTAGCACTAACAATAGCAACCGGCTGTGCGTTTACTTCAATTTGCAATACTGTATACGTTTGGTTGTCAATACCAACAATTGATAGCGGCGTTGCACCTGTAGATAGTCCGTCACTAAAACTAGGACCAACTAATACCCAACCCGAACCTGAGTTAAGATATAACTGTTGGTTGTCTGTGTCTACCCAAAGGTCACCTGTTGTGCAGGCTGAGTTGCACTTGCAAAGTTTTCTAGTAAGTGCAGAAAGTTTTCTGCAACTGCCGAGCCATATGCTGTTGTGTTTTTGCCAGGAAATTTTAAAGAAGTTGTTTGGTCAATAGTATTATCAATTACTGTAATTGTACCGTTGTTTGCTTCGTCGGAGTATGGAATCGTATATGGCATCTATTACACCTCGTTAAAACCTGATAGTGACTGTACTCTCACTGTATAGTCAACTTGAATCAATCTGTTCAGCGATTTTTGTACAGGGTGGAAGATAACGTGTGTAAGTAAACGTCCTGTACCTGTTGCTGAATAAGCCCTTAAACCTAACTCATCAAAGATATAAGAACTAGTTTCATCAGTAGCGTTATCAAAAGCGTCTTGGCCGCTTGGTTCACCATAGTCTAACAAACAACTAACAAGAATATCTGTATAGTTTGTACCGCTAACGTGTCTAGTTTCAATTTTGTTACGAATAGGATCTAAGTTGTTTACACTTCTATCGTCAACTACTTTTGAATAGGTTTGGTTATACAAACTAGCATTAGTTCCTGTGCTGTTTGGTGTTAGGTATGTAATAATACCAGTAGGGTCAACACTTGTGCCACCATTACCAAATGCCATCTCATAGATCCAGCCAGTGCCGCCGTTACCTAACGACTCAGCCAGTGAGATACTCATATTTTCGTAATGTATAGCATTACGCTTGTCTACTATAATATCACCACTTTCTGGGTCACTAATCTTAATGTGCCCTTGTAGTAATACTCCGTTTAAATCATTAAAGTTATCTGCCATTTTATTTTTCCTGCTATACTATTTATCGTGGTAGCTCAGTTGTCTTGTCACGTAAGAACTTAGCAACGTTAGATTCGCTTTGTGCAATTGTTTCTCCAGCATCTGACCAAGTTCTTCCTAATTTTCTAAAGATATCTACAGTAGTTCCAATAGGCGGTGGTGTAGTTAATCTTACATATGCGCCTATGTTTTTATTTACTGCAAATTCTGCTTCAAGTGTTGTGTCGCCTTCTGGACTGTCTTGATCTAAGTAATTGTAAGAGCTTATAGGTGTTTTACGCAATCTACGTCCTGCAACAAACACTTCAATATCTTGTGCTTCCCAATACTCCTCTGGAATAGTATCTTTATACCAATCTGTTGCGCTTGCCGGATTAGGAATAGGTGCATAAGGTAGCAAAATTTGAACATATTTAATTCCTCCAGGAACTACAAAACTAGTTTGCGGAGTGTCAATTGGAATACTTGTAAATGGATTTACAACAATTAAATCAAATGCTCCCGGTACGTTAAAGCCTGGAACATCAAATTCTAATTGTGTGCTGCTAATATATCGTGTAGTAGCTTCTGTTTCACCTACATAAACTTTTACACGCTCAGTAAATCCTTCGCCTGTTACTGTGCAGACTTGCTCGTATACACCTTCAACTCTTACAGGGAATGCTGTATTGTTATTAAAGTTGTATTCAATATTTGTAACATTCATTCCTGAGCTGTTTTCATACTCCTCAGATCCTTGATCGTATCCCCCTGAAGTAACTGTTAAACGATCAACTTCGTCTTTGTAAGGAAGTGTTGCATCAGGACCTTGTTCCATAAACATTGTACCGGCTTCGTAAACGTCTTTAATGCCAGTACCTAATGTACCTCTACGAAGTTGTAGTAATGTATTGTTTTCTCTACCAAAGTATTCAATGCGCTCACCTTCAATAAAGATAACGCCCGGATACTTTGAATCAGTTTCTGGATCAGAAAGACTAGTTGCATCAACAACTTCAATTGTTTTATCGTACCAATTTAACGGCTGAGCCAAGTGGTATACTTCTTGCAAACGCTTGTAGTGTGTTCTGTTAAGCATGTCTTTAAACTGTCTCCAGCCAAACTTATCAACAATAACACTGTCTGCAAAGTGAATAACTTGCAACTTATCCCTTTCTGCAGGCTGTTCAGCTAGTTTTACATACTGTTTGTTTGATGTTACAATATAGTCAACATTTGGTATCAACATAGTTCCATTTTTAACAACCCAAACGTATTGTGCATCTCTTGCTGGCTTACGTAGTGTGATATATCCTTTTTGTAATAGTGCAAAACTATAATACAACGGAGTACCTGGAGTTGTTTCAGTTTTTTCCGTAACTTCAAAGCTCTGTCTTTCAATGCCCTGGCTCTTGTCATTACTAAACTGATATACTTCTATTTCTTGATCTTCAGCAAAAACTTCGTTAAAGTAGATTGTTTGCGGAGTTTTAATAAATTCGTTATCAGAATCTAAGTAACCCATAGCATACTCGCCACTAGTTATAACATAAACTTTTAGTTCGTCGCCAGCTTCACCAATGCCTTCTGTTAGTGTTAGTGTTGATCCTGGTTGTGATTGCGGGTCTAGTGTTGAATCAAACGACCCTGCACCTTCAAAAGTCCAAGTTTGCAAGTACTCTAGTTCAATATCATTTAGGTATACTACTAAATCATAACTGTTAACACTTGCTACAGGAATCTGTGTAAGATCCAACTGATATTCTCTTTGATTAGCTTTTACTTCAAAACTTTGACTATAGCCAGGATCTAAAATTCTATTTCCTACCTTAACAAGTACAAATGCCTGCTCTGGATTATCTTCAAATGGTGCTTGAGATAATTCGTATGCAGTAGTACTCCCGTCTGCTGTAATTTTGTCAATAGTTACTGTGCTGTATTGTTGTGGTACTTCAACGCCGCCGGCAGCAATTAGTAATTGAATTACTGAATTTTCTGCAGGAGGAGTAGCAAATCTAAGAACAAAGTTATCGCTACGCTCATAAGTGTCGTCTGATTCGATTAGTACGGCATCTGCTGCTACACCGTCAACTGTTACATACACATTAGCATTTTCTTCAAATCTTGCATTGGTTAAGAAATCAATAGCAGAGCCATTACCGGTAAATGTATCAATTTCTAATACAGTCGTTGCACTAAAGCCAACATTGACAATACTAACTTTAGAGTTATTTGCAGGCGCACTATTAAAGATCAGTTTGTTTGTTGCAAAATCAAATGTGTAATCGTCTTTAGTTTTGATTACATAATCTACTTTTACAAACAAGTTTTCGATTTGTGTTATTGTCGAACCAATATCAAATTCTGTTTTAACACCGTTGCCAATATAATTTGTAGAAGTAATTTGACTTGCGCCGCCAGTTGGTTTTTCAAACACTTGAATATCAAGTGTATCAAGAACTTGTCCTGGTACAATTTCTTCAGGACCTTTTGAAGTAGTTTGAGTTACAAATCCGTCACCGTCAATATTAATTTCAGCTGCATCAAGTCCTGTAGCAGTCGAATATGCTAGGTCGCCGCCGCTTACAGCAGTATCATAACTTTCTAGATCAGCAATAAAGCTACCATCTGAAGTATTTTTACGAACAATAATAGTAATTGTTTGTTCTGTACTATCTTCAACGTCTGTAGGAACACCTAGTTCGTCTAAGTATAAAACAGTTGTTTCGCCGTCGCCTTGTAACGGTAACATTACTGCATGTTCATTATCTTCTGTACCTACAGTAGAGCCGTCCCAATTAGGATCGTCCATTCTGCGGTTGCTTACTATTTGTCCATTAATATCATAACTTACTCTGTATAAATTATATTCAACACCGTCTTCTAACGGATTAGTTAATGTAATAGATATAGTTGATCCATCAAGTCTAAAAATCTCATCTTCAAACGTTGTATCGTATACGTCCCAACCTTGAGACATCCAAGGCGCTGCGTTCCAGCCAGTTGTGCCGCCAAATTCAAACGAACGTACTTCAACGCCACCATAGTCAACACCGTCCATTAACTGACCAAGTGTCTTACCAAAGTTATCACCTGTTGGCTCGTATGCTAGGTTAATACGATCTTGTGCTTTTAGCAAGTTAAGTGATTTATAATACTCAATTCTAATTTCTGAGCCGTCTGCTGGAGGATCAACAAATTGAATTTGACCATAATACCTATCATAGCCTTTAGACGTATCTAAAACATTGCTATAAGTGTACCTTCTTGACAATACTTCGTCGTTGTCTTCAAAAACAGTAACTCGGCTTGTTCTTAAATCCATTGGCCATTTTAAATCAAAGTTAAATGTCTTGCCGCCGGAAATAAATGTTTCGGTAGTGTCTAGATTAACAAATTCATATGTTCCACTAACTCTGTCAAACTTAATTGATGTTTGTAAACTTCTTACTGGACTGTCGCCGATAATAGCAAATGCTTTTGCTTCTCTGCCATTTGGTCCTACAGAACCATTAATAGTTACAATCGGTGCTTCAAGATAACCGTTACCTTGATTAACTACAATAATAGCACTAATAGAACCGTTACGCCCTAATGTTACTTTAGTAGTTGCACCAGTGCCGCCGCCGCCACTTAGTGTTGCTACAGGCGGTGTTTCGTATCCTTCGCCAGCATCTGCTAGTTCAATTCTTATAACCTTATAACCTGCATTGTCTAACCAGTTTTTATTTGGATATGTATTAACTTCTTCAACATTATCAGCAACAATTCCGTCCGGCGATGCTTTAACACGTAATGGCTGAATGCTATCGTCCGCAGCTACATATCTAGCAGGTAAATCAAAGTCTGTTGTAACAGTTTGAGAATTGTCTAATGCTTCGTAAGAACTTAGATATTCTCTAACTTTTGTTTTATACGGTTTGACTTCTCTAATGTATTCTTCATAACTAGGAAGATTGTCGTTTTGGAAGTTTACTTTTTGTTCTAAATTGCCAACATTGTGTTTTGCTTTTAAGAAACTAGTTTTGAACACCCAGTCTACATAATTTTGTTCTGCAAATACATATCGCAAACTTGAGAAGAATAAGTTGTTATATTCTAACAACAAGTCATCGATAAACACATTGTCTTTAATTGTATTAAGAATAATTCTTGTTTCAGTCGACGGTAAACTATCAAATGTTAAAACGTCATAACTTGTTGTGTCAAAACCTACTAGTGCTGCTGTTGAATCATATAGTGTAGGACGAATTTGAATAGTTCCGTTTTGTCTACCAATTGTTTTATAATTTACACTATAGTCAACACCTGTTTGTGCATCAATTTTTTGTAGTAACAACCATCCGCCGGTGCCAACGTTTTGAATTTTAATAACATCGCCAATAGAATCATTAATAGTTGTTAAGTCATATGAAAAATCAATAATATAGTCAATTTTTGTAAATGCATTGTAGTTTTCTGCATACCAATCAATATATTCCCAATATAAGTTTACGTCATATGCTTGACTTTCTACCAAGATCCATTCTTTTGCAACAGTGTCACGTTCATAAAGTGACCACTTGCCATTTAAAGAAGTATCATTTTTAACTAATACTGTGTAACGTCTTACTGATAATTGTGTACTACTGCTATAGTTAGTTCCAGTACTTTCTACAATTACATCAGTTACTCTGCCTTGATTATCAATAACTGTAGTAAGTTCTGCATCAGTACCTGTGCCCAATACTTTAACTGTTGGTGCTTGTAAATAACCTCTTCCTGCGTTTGTTATCTCTACACGGATAATTTTACCATCTTCTACAACAGGTGTTAACACTGCTTGTTCAGCTTTAGCAACGCCAACAAATTGTAAATCTATTAGTGCGTCAACGCTTCTATCCCAGCGTCTACTTTGTTCAGTAGGTTCTGGTTGACTCTGTGTTAATGGTGTAATGTCTTTATCGTCTGCAATTAAGTTTGCCGCTAATACACTATTAATACGAGTAACAACTTGTTTAAGAGCTTCTTCTCTATTAATAAACCACCCTTGTCTTGGTCTATTAAGAATACCATACTTTTCTTTCGCACTTAATTCTGGTGCAGGAACTTGTCTATTCTGCTCATCATAACCTACTAAGCTATCAAACCATTTTTTCTGTATGTCTCTACCAGGAAGACTTGTTTCTAATCCTTCAGTTATGATTTGATATTGATTATGAATATTTGTATCTTGGTTATCAATTGTCCAGTATTGCATACTCAATACAATATCTTGACTTCTTACTAGACTTTCGCAATTGTGTACTGCAAATTGGTCATTGCCAATTAAACTAACAAATCTGTATCCCTGTGCAGCAGGATCTTCAATTAATCTTGCAACATCACGAGCACTAGTTCTTCTATCTTCTACTGGCGGAAGTGTAGTTTTATTTCCTACCCAATAGTAATAGTACGTCTTAAATACACCAACTGCTTCGTTATACTCTCTTTTAACTACATATGCATCGTCACCGTTTTTAGTAGTACCAGTAACGCCTTTGGCTAATCCTTCACTAGTTCCGCTAATGTTATCCCACTCGCTTGGTAATAGATCTGACTTTACCCATTCGTAAACGTCAATAGTATTAATACTAGCAAATCTGCTATTCCAGTTGTTAGAACTAAAAATTACGTCAGACTGATACGGATTTTTAAACTTAGCAGAATTTAAATCCCACCATAGTTGACCAACCTGTGTAGATCCCCAACTGTTTGTTGCGTCTGTGTTAGGTAATGTGCCAGTTGTGTATGTTGCAGGATCATAATAAGTTTTGTATGTTAATTCTTGTTCTGCAGGTCCTGCAATCTTACCTTGAAGAACATCAATATAATCAATGTAATCAACAATTTTGTTAGTACTTTTATCGTACAACATAGCACGTTTAATTTTACTTACATCAACTGTGTCTTTAGATTGTCTTAGTGTGTTCCAAATCTTAGTATTTTCTTTTAGTCTATAGTTTACAACAACGCCTTGTTTTGTATCTGTATCTAATATCGGTAATCCTACATAAATGTGATTATTTTTTAGCAATATATTTTCGCCAAAGAATAATACATTAGGAACATCATAATCGATAGTTTCTGCATAGATTAACGATTCGTCTAATTTTTCATATACCCTAACTACTCCAGTGTCTTTACTAAAGGCTTTAAAGTCAGTCATCTTATTATCAAATGTAGTTTGTGGAGCAGTATTTCCTACACTATCTCCGTCAAATGTAGTTGAAATAAACGAATCTCCGTTGCGTGACCCTACAATTAACCTTTCGCCGTCAAAGTCTACACTCCATCCAAATAGTTCTGTTTTTTCTTTAGTAGGACTGTATAGATTTTGTGATAGTGTAAATGTTCCGCTTTCCTGTTTATAAACATAAACTCTACCTTGGTCTAGCTGTTCAGTATCGTCATAAGGTGCACCGACAGCAATCAAGCGTCCGTCATTGCTAACTGCTACATTGTTGCCAAAATTAGTATTTTTATTTGGTGCTTGTATTGTTTGATATCTATAATAAGAACCGTTATTATTTCTGTATACTTCGACAGTATTTGCAGTTTCGCCTTCGTATTCTGTAGTAACTACTAGTATCTCTCCATTTTTACTAATATCAAACGCTTTAGCAAACTGTAATAATGCAGTGTCTTCAATTACTGCTTCTTGATCTCCTACAATGTTTCCAGTAGTATTAGGCAAGTAACCTAGATAATCAGATACTTCACCTGCTACAACTTCTTCCCAGTCGTTAGCAGTAAACGCACTTGGTCCTGTAGTTGTAAGTGCTTTATACAATTTTTGATTGTAAAATACCAATTCGTCTGCAAAATAAGTTGTGTCAGAATCGTATGGTCCTCTATAAGATTTATTTCTTGAAGATTCCCATCCGTATGTAACACCGTCAAATGTTCCATTTTTGTAAATGTAAAGTTTACCAAAGTTATCAGTTGTATTGTTACCTGATGCTTTAACAAATAGTTTATCGTTGGTGCCGCTACGAGAAATTTTAATATCTATACCTAATTGACGATTGCTTGCTCTATCTGAAGCAATATAAGAATTAATTTTTACAAAAGAACCAATTCCTCGTCTTTCATATACACTAAACATACCTTCGTTTGTTTTAGTAGTTGCAGGAACAACACCAGACGCTGTTGCAGGAACATTATATATAATATCCCAGTCGTTGTTGTCAATAGTTGGCTTATTAGCAGCTCTAGGAATACCTAGTACAGTTTCTTCTCTATAGAACCAATATTCGCCAGTAGTAATAGTATCTTCTCTTGTTGCAACGTCCGCATCAACATCCTGTACCGGAATATTGTCGCCGTTGTCAATAACAATAAACTTACCAATATTGTCAGGAGCATATTCAAAACTTCTACCAAAGATCTGACCAAATACACGTTGTCCTGAAATAGGATCATAAACAACATCGCCCGAACCGTCTGATAAAAATTCAATTTCTCTGTTTTCATTAAAATCAGAGCCAAGTGCCCATGTTCCTGTAACATTCTTAACAAAAATCCTACCGTTGTTAGTGTCGTACTTTTGATAGAATACAATTTCAGCAGTACCTAAGTTTGTTACATCTCTTACTGTTAGTCCTACTTTAGGTTCTAAAGGTTCGCCGCCAAACTGTTTTGTAATTCTAATATCAATATAACCGTCCCACACATCATATACTGTATGCTGTGTATTAATTTGATTTTCTGTTAATCCAATATTAGATAGATCTCTGTCACCAAGTTCGTTTGTTAAAAACGGAGGCATTGTATTATAGAAAATATCCAGCGCAGGATTGCCGTCATCGCCTGCTGCAATTATTCCAGTTTCTAATTCATCTGTCAACGGCTTAGGAGCTTTAAGGACGTACAAAGACGACTCAAAGTCTCCAATTACACCGAGTGGTCCTGGACTACCTCTATAACTTAGAGTAATAAGTTTGTTATACTCAGTATCTCTACTGTTTACTGTAGTATTTGCATAGTCTAAATTGTTGTAATAAAAACGATTTAAGTCTGAACCTGTTGTAGGAGTAACATCTACAAACACAAGTCCTCTGCCTAGATCACTATTAATATCGTCGACTACCTGATAAGAACTAGTATTAATTCTCCAATAGCCTCCCCAATACTCATCAGCATTTGCCTGTGTATCGTTAGGTGCTACAGTTTCATATTCACCAACAAACTCACCAATGTCTGTTGTTAACGAACCTACTAATCCAAATGTACCGTTTTGTGCTTTAATATAAATTGTTGCCTTTGCGCCAACATTAAACGTATATGCAACTGTACCAAATCCAGATATTGTTTCAACAACTTGTCCTACTAACGGAATAGTGTTTGAGTTTTCAACATACAAAATACTGTCAATTTTTTCTGCAATAGTATGTTTATCAGTTAAAAACGATGCAGATAATTCCGGAATATCTCCGTTAAACGGTAATACTGACACAGGCGTTACGCTATTCTGATTAGCATAAGTTAGATCGTTCCATTTAAGTTTAACACTATCACCAATGCCAGATCCTTCGTACATGTCCTTTGGTGCTTTAACTATAAAGTGATCTGTAAAGAAATCGCTCTGTACTTCATCTGTAGTAAACGGATAGTCGCCTGTGAGTATTACAGGTTTAATATCGTCGTCTTCTTCTGTTTGTAACAAGTCAATCATAATCTGCGGAACTGATTCAAAACTTCCAAAAGGAATTTGAGCAGTCGCGCCGTCTACGTCCTTGTTTGCTTGCCAAAGGTTGTTTTTATATTCAACAATATCAAGTGCATCATAGTTTGTTTCTTCTACATACGTTTCTTTGTATGTACTTTTAACATTAGATGCTTTTGGAGATCCAACAATTAAATATCTACCATCAGCCGAAACTGCAATACTGCTACCAAATGCTTGCCCACTATCAGCAATTTCACTTTCTGCTTCAACAACTTGATTAAGTTGAAACGATCCAGATCCGCCTGCTCTAACATACACAAACACCTTTCCGTCACCATTGTCAGGCGCACCTACGCATAGTAATGTGTTATTGTCACTAACTGCAAGAGCATACCCATAGTTATGATCTATTCCAGATTGCGAGTTTTCAATCACTTGATGATTATTAAATCCTGGTGTGTTTTCTAAAACTTTCCAACGATTAGATTCATCTGCATCTACCCATACTCTACTAATACCTTGTTTATACGTTTGTACTAATTCGCTTGCTTGCTCGTAGTCTGATACTCTTACACTGACAAATTTAGAAATAATACTGTTGGTTATTGTTTCCAATGCATCAATTTCTGTATTGTCAATTGTTACGATATTGTTTAAAATTTTTGTAATCTTTGTAAAAATTTGTACATTATTACCGTCTGCATTTGTATATTCAACACCAATAATTTCATCTACTACAAACTGTTTTGGAATTGTTGCAAATTGTAACTGTTTGTTATCGCCATCTTCTAATACTGCTTCAAGTACTATATCTTGCTGTAGGAAAGAATACACATCCCATGATTGTCCTACATTGCCTATCCATACAAGGTCTCTATGACTAATGTCGCTGTATTCAATGTTTACAATAGAATCGTATTCGTCTATTACAAACTGTACATCTTCATCGTTTACATATCCGCTATTTCTTGTATACGTTTCATTAACATACTTTGTCGGAAATGGCTTGTGATTATAATCATTAGGACGCAAATACACTTCAAATGGCTTAATTCTATATACTAAATCAGTTTCTTCGCCTGATGTAGTATTAACTAGTTGTACGCTCTGAGGTTCTAATTTAAATTTACTTTCATCTAAAATAAATTCTACTTCTTCAAATCCTTCAGCTGCACCGTATTGACCAGTTTTAATTGCCCATTCTTCGTAAAATTCTAGGCTATCTTTATCTGCACTGCCTAGCACATCAAATAATTTTGTAAGAGCATTTTTAGTACCTTTATCTTGGATCATGCCCTGATAAAATTTATACTGGCTTACATCATCGTTAATAATATTTGCTAAGTAATCTCTATTTTGATAGCCAATTAAATGCTGTGCAAATTTTTGCTGCTCAGTGTCAAAGTTGTCAGTATCTAGATCATAAAAATCTGCAAACTGGTTTGTTTTATATTCAAAGTTAGGAATCAATTCCATTTCAGGAACATCATTTAATAAAGACCAATTCCTTGCTTCAAAGTTTTGTGAACCAGCAACTTTATTAATAGCACTATAGTAAAACTCTTTGTATTTTACAATTTCACCAATAGCATAATCTTGCCACGGTTCCCATTCACTAACTGTTGCGTTATCAAATATAAATCCAGGAATATTTAAACTACCGTCCCAGTCACCTGTTCTATAACCTAAAACCTTAATACGCTGCTGTCTATACCCAGGTTCCTGATCGTAAATAATGTCACCAAACACTGTTTTATTATCAATAGTAACAACATGTTCTTTTTGAACTAAAGATAAGCGTACAGCAAAAATACCATCTTCTGTTGCTTTAGGCCTTACTACGAACTCTTGCGGATTTTCTCTAGTTAAAGATACGTTTTGTGGCTGTAGTTTTTTGCCGTCTGCTTTTAATAAACTGTATCCATAAAATGTATCATAGATATCGTCAACTATCGAATATTCTGATCTAAATTTAACTTGGAATGCGCCCGGACTTAGTGTAATAACACTTCCTGCTCCCCAGTTTTGAGTTGTCCAGAACATAAACTCTTTAGCAGTTGTTTCCCAATTTGAAACAAATTCACTGTCAGGTGCATAGTAATCAAAAACAAATCCTTGACTTTCTAGATAGTATCCGTATCCTAGTAAAAAGTCTACAACATCTTGTACTTTTTCAAACACAGTTCCGTATGGAACACGTTCTACATTATTTTTGTATGCTTTTCTAAAATATGCTTCGCGGCCGCCTTCTTGAGGAAGTTGAGGCAGTTTAACAAACTTGTCAGTGTCAAATTCTGTTCCGCTGGTATGAGACTCAGTAACTCTATAATACGAGCTTTGGAATCCTACAATAGCATCTTTTACATAAGTTTTATTTCCATCCCATTCAACATAACTTGCACTAATTCCGCCAATTCTAATTACTGGATCGTTTTGTAGTGAAATGGCTTTATTGATATCAAAATACGGAGCTTCTCTATCATAACCTCTTACAATGAATCCGTAACTTTGTTTTTCTATAATAACACCACTATATGTAATATTTTTAACAGGCGCACTGGTATTCAAAGAAATTTTATAGTTTTCTTCAGGAATAAAAACGTTTCCTTTATTTGTAGGAGTTCTACTATCAAGTATTAATTTAAATTTGTCTTTGTTAGTATAACCGCCTACTTTAAAACCAATTTGATTATTAATACGTTTTAAATTATCTTTATAAGTGCTATACGGTGTTTCAACGTTAGAAGCAAGATAATCAAATACATAATTTATTAAGCCCGATGAATATGCTCTAGTATCTTCATTAACAGTATTAGGAAATACAACATCTTCTAAATTAATTACAGTATTATTGTTAATGTAATTAATTTGACTAGATGTTCCTCTAAACTGACGCTGTCTGTCAAAGATAGTTGCAAATGTTTGAGCAGGCTGATTAAGGACCAGCGAAGTAATTAGCGAAAACGGATATTCTGAACTTCTGCGCCACGCTGTTTCTACAGGGCTATAATCACCAAATACAAAGTTATTATCAAGTTCGTTAGTGTTATATGTTTTAATAAAACTACTTAAAACAGGACTAACTAAATTTCCATCTTCGTCAACAGGAATATGAGTAGTAATAAATTTACGTGCTACCTTGTTGTTTATCATACCGGATGTATTTGGATATCTAATAATACCTGCTTCAATATCTTCCCACATCAAAAAGTTGTTTTTTGTATATGGTGCTTCGCCGTACTGGTTGTCCCACCAGTCTGGTTTAATACTAAACCCTTGCATTTCCCAAGGATGCGTATGCGGGCGATCAGTATCATATGCATACTTGTATACTGCTCTCCAATAACCGTGTACACGGTTATCACTAACATCTACCATTCCTGTGTGATTAAATGTAAACGAATTTTCTCTTTCGTATGCATTATTTTTTGTATAATCGTCATCTACCAATTGTAGCCATTGTACAAAATCGCTGATCATACTATCATTAATTTGATTTTCAGTTAATCCTGTTTTTCTGTTGTATCCAGGAATGTAATCGTAAAGATCAAATAAATTTGCATCATAATTTACTTTAATATTATTAAAAATTCGTTTTTCTAACTCAAGTAATAAGTCATCTCTAAAATCTTCATAAGCTATGGTAATACTTCCGTCATGACCTTGAATAACACTTTGGCTTTCTAAGTATGTGTCGTCTGTCATTATTTGAGGGACAAACTTAGGATACAATCCTAACTTAGTTGGTGTTGGTGGAATGTAGCTACCGTTAGTTGTTTCGTATTCGTAAATATCAATAATGTCGCCTTGCTGTTTGGTAGCTGTAACAATAACAAAGCCTTGATTGTTAAAAGTATAGTCTACACCATTTACAAGTTGCTCTCCGTTTAAATAAACCTGTACTGCTGTATCACTAAGTGTTTCTAGGTCAAACACTCGACTTAATGCAAAAAAGTTGTTTTCTGAATCAAATACTTCTGTAGAATTTTTAATTGCACCGGTAAATGGAACCATATCACTAAAGTAATAAGGCATTGTATTAACTTTGTCTTTTGTTAATTCATTTAAAATAAGATCAACATGATCTTTTACTGGGCCGCTAAACCCTAGCTGTTCTGCTTTTTGTAAGAACGATCTTTTAAATTTTCCATATTCTCTTCTTGCAAATTTAAGAGATTTAATTACATTTGCATCTTTATTAACAATATGATATACTGGAATGTTAAGTGGAGACGAGTGTTTTACAATACGTTTACCATATTTAGATATTGATCCTAAATCTCTTAAGTTACTAGATCCTGGAAATATTCCATCAAAAACATCAAGTTCTTCAACAATAGTACTAACGTGATCGTTAACTTCTCCTAAGGTAAATTCATTAATGTTTTTGTTTAAAGGATTCTTTTCTAAGTTACTTGCAATTTCATATTTTCCGTTTTCAGTTTTAGACGCACTTGACTTAGTTTTAATAATAATATTGTCGCCAATTTCAAGAGGAGAAGTAAAACTAATTGTAAGATTAGAATTAGCATCCTGAGATGTTGTATAATCTTTATCTTTAAATTTTAAAGAATTGTTAACATACACTCTTAACCACAAGTCATCTAATAACGCACTTTGCTCATAAACGTCTACAGTATAAAATGTTCGTGTGTTATCGTTAGTATACTGTCTTATCACAGGCTGAGAACTTAACTCTTTTGCTTTGGTCCAACCGTTTAAAATTTCATACGAATCTCTTCCTGTATATTTTCTAATATACCCTTCACTAATTTTTTTAGTCTGAGGAAGTTCGTTTGTTGCTGCATAAGTTAGTGAATCTTGTAGGAAATTACATTCAAAAACAATGTCGCCGACGTTTTCAATATTTCGATATGTTAGAGGAAAACCTAATTCTACATCATTAGATCCACTTGCTCTTTTATAAGAAAATAGCTCGGTACCTTTGAATGTCGAAGACTCAAAATAAGAGTCATCTGCATAACTGTAGCCGCTATCGTCAAACGCATCAAACAGGGGCTGTTGATTTAATGTAGTTTTTTGTTGTGCGATTTTCCAATCTGTACCATTGAACCAAAGCATACTTCCTTTAAATTCTGTACCTTGTTTACAAAGTAATACTTCGTTTTCTAAAGGGGTTGTATCTGTAGCTTCTTTTAAAGTAATTTGTCTTGTATTTCTAAAAGTAATAAACTCTACTTCAAAAATTTTACCCTTTACTAGAGGATCAGCATCGGCAGTAAATAAAATTCTCATGCCATTGGTTAGATCTACATCGTCAATATTATAACCTTGTGAGCCTTCAATAGTACTAAAAACGTCACTAGTAAAATTATCTACAAGATCAACACTTTGCTTAATACTTGTACCATAATTAAATAGTTTTAAGTTAGCTTCAAATTCAATAATAGGACGAGTTGCACGAGCTGTTTGATCAAGATCAACCAACTGATTATTAATTTTTGCACTTGCTTCAATTACATCTTTGTGGAACCATCTGTTGTATTTTGACCATAAGTTCCCGTCTTGACTTGCTCTGTTAATTGTAATATAATCTTTGTTAACAGGATACCCAATCGCTTCTGAATAAGGAAGTTCATCAAATCCTTCATCGTCAAAGTCTACTAATAAGTCTGACGTATATGAACTAGGAACATTTAACTCAGTTTCTGACATAAGAACAATACTGTTACCAACACCTTCCACATACCAAAAACCATTAGCATACTTTTCAGGAGTTACTTTTCCAGTAAACTCTACTTTCATACCATTAGAAAGTTTAATACCTGCTTCACTAGTATATGTTTTAGTACCTAAGATTTCTTGTTCAACATCAATCGATGTAGCTTCAGTTATATCTAAAACATTAATTGTGCCACTAGCATATAAGTCGTTATCTGACATATAATAAATTAAGTCAGGAGTAGATGTAGTAAGCTCAACTTCAATTGTTCCTGCTTCAACACTTTGTTGACTTACTTCTGTACGTAAGTTAAATGCTGTATCTAGATCCCAAAAGTCTAAATCTAATTCGTCTGTTGCTACATGATCTCCGTTACAAACGTAGATGCCGCCATTGTAATTTACTTTATCACCTTGGATATAAGTTACGTTTGGTCTAAATCTAGGAGCAGTATCTTTTCTAGTTCTAAAAGAAAGTGGATTACCAACTGCATCAACTTCAAATATATATTTGATTCCTCTAAACAATGTTAACACAGGATTTTGTGTTTTTCCGTCAGGAGTAAACACATAACCAAAGTTTTCACCGTTGTCTACTGTAGTAACTTTAATAGTTTTTTCAACGTTATCTTTTTCGCCCGCAATTTGAACAGGACGAGGTCCATTTGGCAACCAATAGTATTCACGGAAGTTTGTAAACTTGTCCCAGTCAATATTAGGATTCCAAGAGTAATATTCTTGTCTATTAAGGATACTATGATCTTTAACACTTGATCCTAGTGCAGAAAGTTGATTAATATAATCATTGTAATCTGCATAAAATTGAACATTATTTAAATCGTCTTTCACAACTACCGCAGGTTCAAATTGATAATCTTCTCTTGACTTTGAAACATCACCAATATAAAAATCGTCTTTGGTATAACCTTTGGCTTCTTTTTGTCCAAAATATCCATTTAACTTTTCAGCAACACCTGGCTGTATTAGTTGGTCAATTGTACTTGAAAGAAACTTGTTATTAACCTGTGTTCTAAAATATCTAGGTAAGTGATCTGCACTTTTTCTACGATTATTCTTACCTGCTGGCAAGTTAGTAGGATTTTGATCGTCGTTGTATGCCATTAGTAACTAAGGCCTCCACTTGTTGAGCTGCTACTTGTATTTGAACTACTTTGAATTCCTGTAGATGCAGATGTAACACTTGTAACTACTGCACCAGTTGATTTTAGTCTGCTTGCTGTAATTGCGTCAATAATTTCAACGTTTTCTACAGTTGCACCGCTAATAAAAATTTCATCAGATTCTGATTTAATCTCTTGTAGTGATCCGTATGCTTGATCTTCTTGCACAGGAACAATTACAAAAGTAACTAGACTAGGCGATAGTTGACTCATTACATAATTTGACAATTCTGAGAAGTAAAATTTTTCGCCAAAGTCCCAATTATCTAATGCAAAGAATTTATTAATTGCACTAATTACATTAGATTTAATTTCGTTATCATTTAAAACTAGATCTGGGTTTTTAACTATTTTAAATGTTGCTTGCAAGTCTTCTTTTGCCTTGTTTCCAAAAAGTACTTTGTACTTAACCGGATGATAGATAATTTCATCACTTAGTGATTTAATTTTATTAAGCTCTCCGCCAAAACTAATGTATAAACTATCGCTACTCGGAGGTAATGGCTTATCTGCAAAGACTCCGTCTAGCCATTGTCTAAATATTGTGTCGTAACCTCTAGTTAACAAGTATGTGTCAATAATATTACTTGCACTAGGGTCGATTCTACTATTTTGATCCGCAGCGTGTACATACTGGAATTTTAAACCATCGCGACCAATGCTTGCTTTGTAGTCTGTTGTAATTGATAGCGTAGTAGTATTTGCATCAAACACTTCAAAAATATCTTCTTCTTTGTAGTACAAAATGTCACCGTCTTCGTATGTACTTAACGGCTGTCTTTCAGATACTGAATTTATAATAAGTTGTGTTGGATTTCTAAATACTGTTTCTTTGCTAACGTACTTGTAGTCTTCTACACCATCTGTTGAAGTACTCTTTTGTAAGAATACTAATTTGTTTAAAGGTGATGTTTCTTCGTCTACAATATCGTCAAATATTTCTGGGTTATCAACAACACCGTCGTCATCATCATCAAAGAAACTTACTTGAATTTTTCTACTATCTACATATCCTTCTGCGTCACGATATTCTTCAACAATTTCCCAAGGATAATCAACATTAAACGGATTTGAAGAGTCAGGCTTTGTATTAATGTTTAAAACATTAATCTTATCCTTGACAATTTTACCAGTTTTATTGTTGTAGATTTTGTCGCTGCTATCATAATAGAATCTAATATCTTGATCACTTTCGAATACATAACGCATAGCACGGTGTGTAATAGTATATTTTTCACCATCTGTATTGAACTTTAAAAGCCAACTTGCATCAAGTTGCTGGCTCGAAGTGTCGCCTGTTTTACCTGTACTAAATTCACTGTTTGCAGCAAGATTGTTTTCTGTAATAAGTCTCCACTCACCATCGTTTCTTGAAAATCTTAAACCAAATGTTCTATATGCAAATACTTGTGCAGTAACTTGTGCTTTAACATCGTCTGTTAGTGCCGACGGTAATGCAGTTCTAACTTCTACTAGCTTTGATCCTGTTGGAATGCTGTCATTGAACACAATTGGTCCTGAATCGTCATCTTGTATTTCTGTGCCGTCTCTAACAACACTAATAACTTTTACCCATTTATAACTTGTACCGCCACGATAGTCAGGAGCACCTGGTTCTTCTTTGCCGTTAAGGAAGTGATAGCCGTCACGTGGAACAAATTTAAGTAACGAATTTGGTTTTACAAACTTCATATTAGAGCCTGTAAATGTTCCTACTTTAATTAAAACTCCTGCAGAGTTAGTTAATCTACCTGTAAATTTATTTGTATCTGTTGTAATTTGCGTCCAGGTGGCACCAAGGTCTTCAACTAACAGTTTAGGAAACTGATCATAATAATAATTTCTTACTTTAATACTAGAAAGAATAGGCTCAATTGTGTTTACAATTTGGCCTTCAATATCTGTAAGAGTTTCAAAATTAAATCCTGTTTTAAGAGTTAGATAATTTTTATAAATTGCGCCATCTGTACCAAACAGATTTGTAGTAGAATATTTTCCTGTTGCATCAACTAAGTCAAAGTTTCTACTAATTCCACTAGATATTCTGTTTACACTTTTTGCTTTTACAATTTCTTGACTTATGCCTAAAGGTCCTACTTGATAGTCTTCGCCAGTTATCATTCTATTCTGAGTATAGTATGACGAAGGTGCATTTTTCTTAATACTTGCGTTTGATTCTGAAATAGTAGAATTATCAACAGAATTTTTTAATTCAAGTGTAAGTGTAATTGTTTCTGCCGTACCTGCTCTTGAGATATACGGAATACGTACTGCAATACCTCTTAAGTTGTCAGGAGAAATAATCAATCTTTGATTTTTACTTGTGCGATAATATACGCGGAAGTTGCCTTGCGGCAAATTACCAAATACACCATCTGAGAAAATTAAGCTAATTCTATCCTCAATACGTGTTAGCACACTGTAGATATTACGGATGCTTTTATTTAAACTGTTATAGATAACATTGTTACCTTCAATTGCTTCTACTTTAGTCCAAAGTTCTTGTTCGTTTCCTAAACTATCTAGTTTGTAAAGCCATACATCTGAATTGTTTACATTACGTGCATCAACTGCAACGACTTGACTTGTTGAAGGATTAGTTACATTAAACTGTCCTTGATCCATTGTGCCCTGACGGAAATGTGTAAAGAAGCCCGAGTTTGAACTTGCTACACCACGGCCGTCATCTCTGTACAAAAATGCAAAGTTATTACCAGGAAATGGTGCTTCTTCAATAATGTCTGTGTCTGTAATGTCTGTGCTTACAACTTCAAAGCTAACACTTTTTCCGTCAACTGTTTTTGAAAAACTATACACAGGAACTTCTGTATTTGTAGAATTCATACGATATTGTTCTGTAGGAATTCCGCTAATTGTTTCTCTTTTAACAGGTCGACCAAATGTTCCGTTAACTGGCAATGCCGCATTCATTACACGAATAAATTGTTCGTACCAGTCTGGATTGCTAGGATCGTTCCACTGAATTGTTTGATCCGATACGTTAACTCCGTTTGAATCAATAAGATCTTCAGTAGTACTAACTGCTTCAATTTTTAAAAGGCCGTTTGCTGCTTGATTACGTTTAGGATTATAGGAAAGCAATCTTGCTAGACGTAGTACACTTTCGCGACGTTCTGCTAGTTCTAAGAAGTTCTCACGTGCGTTTAGGTCAATACGGAAAGCAATGTTTTGACCTAAGAATGCAATCATATCAATAAGTGCTAGATATTCACTTGATTCAATATAATCGTTAAAATCTTCTGGATAATTTTCTCGCAAATATGCGATCATTGTTCTGCGCAAATTATCAAAATCGTATGATTTAAAATCTGCGTTACGGAACGACTGGTATACTCGTTTCCAGTCCTCTGCAAGTAGTAATCTATTTTGTCTATCTGTTGATGACATTGTGTGCTTTCCTCGTTATAATGTATTTATTTACTTTGATTAAGTGCGCACTTTATCTTATGCAAGGAAGCCGGCATTTTCATCAAATTTTAAACGCATTGTTTCTGATATATTGTAGGGCAAATAAGTTAGTGTACACTCAATTTGTATGCCACTTTCGTATGTTGATACTGTAATGTTATCAACATTTGCTCTAGGATCATAGTTAATAATTCTAGAAACATTTTTAATAATTGCATCTCTTAATTGGTCAGTAAGAGGTTCAAACAATATATCCCAAATAATAGTTCCAAACTCAGGATCGCTTAATTTTTCACCTTGCCTAATATGAAAATTATTAATAATATCCTGTTTGATTAATTCAATGTCATACAGTACCCATTCAGCAGCATCAGGATTAACAGTACTAATACCTCTATAAGCCCTAGACTCCGGAACAACTTCTTGTTTCTGATTACTAGGAACAACAATTTGTTTGTATATGTTTTTCTCTTGTGTACTCATACTGTATTTACTTCCTTATAGTGGTACTAGGTCGTAGCCCGCTTCAAATTCTTCTGTCTCTTCTTGATAAAGTTCTACTCTATATCTTCCATCTGACATGGTTACTATATCGCCGTCTCTATACTTTCCATCATAAACATCGCCGATAATTTGGTCGTCTTGTCCGGGGCGAATACTAGGAAGTGAAGTACTATTACTCACTGGTACTGTTGTCGAAGGCACATTTCCTTTAGCAAGAGTAGTTCTTAATCCTAATAAATCTCCTGCTGCTTTACTAGAAGAACCGAGACCTGTAAACGAGCTTACTTTAGACAATAATCCAGGTCCTGCAATATCATCAATTGCGCCAACAATACTTTGCCCAACTCCAAATGTAACTGCCTTTCCTGCTTCTACAACTGAGTTTATAAGTCCTCCTACAGTTGACGAGTTTATTGCTCCTTTTACAGCTGATAATGCATCCGAAATGCCGCCTGGTAAACTAGCACCAATATTAGGTTTTTGTATAACGCCGCCTGGCGCAGCGGCTACTGGAGCTTCTTGTGCTTCTGCAGGTTGTGCAGCAGGTGTTTCTCTTACATCTCTTGTTGTATTTTTCTTGAATGTATCAGGAGTTTTTGCAGGAGTTGCTTGCACTTCTTCTTCCTCTTTGCTGTCTGTCTTTTCAGCAGTAAAAGATGCAGGATCTAAATTCTCGTGTCCCGCCCAAGGTTCGTGCTGCGGAACTCTAGTAGGAACATTTGCCTCTGCTGCTTCTGCTGCTGCTGGTCCATTCATATCAATTTTACCGGCAGTTTCAATATGATGTGACGATTTAATATTTGTAGTTCCGCCAGCAGTTAATTTTCCATCTGCACCTGCTTTAATTTCTATATTACTAGCGGCTGTTTGAAATATACTTGTTCCTGCGTTCATATGTATATCTCTGCCAGCTTCAAAGTTAATATCTCTGTCTGCTTTAAAATTTAAATCGTTTTCTGTATGTACACTAACGCTGTCCTGTGCATAGATGTCAATCTTACCATTGCTTGTTAATTCAATCCAAGTTGTACCTCTTGAGTTAGCAATATAAATTAAGTCTTCTGTATTGTGCAGTAAAATTTGATGTCCTGTGCGAGTTCTTAAACGCACAAGTTCATTATGTGGTAGTGTAGGATCGCCGTCTGTTTCGCCAGCTTCTACATTTGCATAAACAGGGGGACCGTCTTTTGCAGGTGTTTTTCTTACAAGAGTAGCATCGCCGTCGTCAAACACTAAACTACTGCCGCCTAATCTATTTTGTGCTACTGGAGTTTGTGCAAAGTTTTCGCCATAGTTAACCCTTGGCGCTCCTGGACGTCTGTCTTGTGGTCCAGGGCTGCTAAAGCCCATTACAGCACTCGGTAATTCACGTCTAGAACTAGAAGTTGTTAAGCCTCTAATTTCGTCTTCAATTAGTCCTTGTTCTGTTAGCGTGTCTACAGCATCTTGATTTGTAGGCTTAATAAATTTAGTACTATCTCTGCCTTTGCCATCTTCTACTTTTTTGTTATATTCAACAACAGGTAATTTTTTAGCTTTATCGCTATCGTTAAATGTTGTTGACACCCAAGGATCAGGTGTCATAATGTTTGTATGA